CAGTAGTTCGCGCAGTAGTTCTTGTGCAGCAAGGCGACATGGAATTGCCAGAGTTCGGACATGGATCATGGTTTAAAAAGTCACAAAGCACATCGGCTAAGTGGATGAACCTTGAGTTCACAATCATCGGTGGCGAGTATGATCGCCGCAAGTTCTGGCACAGCGTATTTGTCGATGGTGACAAGCTAGGCCAAAGCGGTATGCCTCTGGCAAAAGAGATTGGGCTACGGACGCTCAAGTCGATTGTTGAAAGCGCACGCGGTATTGATCCCGCAGATATGTCGCCACAAGCACAGCAAAACCGCAACATCAGCGGTATGATGGACTTGAGTGGCATGGAGATTTGTGCCAAAGTAGGCATCAAGAAAGGCACGAACGGCTATAAAGACAGCAACCAGTTGTTAGCCGCAATCACGCCGAACAGTAATGATTTTCTGCCTCAAGGTAGCATCCCAATGCAGCAAACATCCGTTGCATCTAATGTTGCCGCACCACAAGCTACTGCACAATCAAGCGGTGCAGTTCCTTCTTGGGCGCAGAAATAATCTAGCGGCAGGGCCATTCCGCGCCTGCTAGACCACGGATAGGGGGGCCGTGGGCCGCGAACCCCCCAACTTACTATTCTAGCAAATAGGTATAAATATGTTACTCAGACCTTATCAGGAGGTTGCTGTATCTGACGCTTGTAAAGCGTTGGACAAGCACAACAACACATTAGTCGTAGCACCGACAGGCGCAGGGAAAACAATCATGTTATCCGCGCTAGTTGGGAAACGGCACAAAAAGGGCAAGCGCGTTCTTGTCCTACAGCACAGAGACGAATTGGTTTCCCAGAACAAAGAGAAGTTCGAGCGCGTAAACCCTTTAATCTCTACAAGCATCGTCAACGGCACAGTCAAGCACTGGGAAGGTGATGCAGTATTTTCTATGGTTCAAACGATGTCTCGTGATCGTAACCTTAGAGACAGACCCTTATTCGATATGGTTGTGATTGACGAAGGCCACCATGCCGCGGCTCCAACATACACCAAGGTAATCGACGCAGTTCTCAAAGACAACGAAAACGCAGAGATTGTGGGCTTTACAGCTACACCAAATCGCGGTGATGGCAAAGGATTGCGCGGAGTATTCAACAACTGCGCACACCAAATCGAGTTGGCAACCCTAATCCGCGAAGGCTTTCTTGTTCGCCCTAAAAGCTATGTGATTGATTTGGGCGTGGGTGATCAACTTGATAGGGTCACAAAGCGCGGCAAAGAATATGACATGGAAGAGGTCGCCGCGATTATGGATCGCAGTGTGATCAACGAACGCATTGTGGATGAATGGAAAGACAAAGCAGGCGACAGAAAGACTGTCGTGTTTTGTTCAACCGTTCTACATGCCGAACATGTTTGCGAAGCATTCTTACGCGCTGGTATCCGCGCTGACTTTGTGACAGGCGAAACACCCAAAGAAGATCGCGCTGAAATGCTTCACGATCTGGAGTTCGGTGATCTGCAAGTTGTGGTAAACGTCATGGTTCTAACAGAAGGATTCGACGCTCCACCTGTGGCGTGTGTGGTTCTTACGCGCCCATGCTCGCAAAAGGGTACAATGGTTCAGATGATTGGTCGTGGACTGCGCATCGTCGATCCTGAGATTTATCCAGACACAATCAAAACAGATTGCATCGTTATGGATTTCGGTACGTCCATCATTACGCATGGCGCACTGGACGAAACAGCAAACTTAGACGGCGCAGAGAAAAACGCAGGCGGTGACGCACCAACAAAAGTGTGTCCAGAATGCGAAAGCGAAGTCGCATCCAATACGAGAACCTGTCCGATATGCGAACATGTGTTCGAGTTACGCGAGAAGAGCGAGCTAATCGACTTCGTAATGACTGAGTATGACCTCATGCAACTGTCGCCTTTCATGTGGATTGATCCGTATGGCACAGGCACTGTGATGATGGCTACAGGCTTCAATGGCTTCTCTATGGTAGGCAAGATAGGAAATTACTGGGTTGCTATCGTAAAGGCGCAGAATGGGCGTGCTAGGATCGTTTCCATCGGTGAAAAGGTGCAAGCCATGTCAGCGGCAGATGATTTCCTTAGAGAGGTTGAAGATAGCAATGCCGCGAACAAATCAAAGCGGTGGTTAAACCAAGCGGCAACACCAAAGCAAAAACAGCTTTTGCGTAACAATGGTGTGCAAGTAAGCGAGATGGATTTCTCGTGGACTAAGTACAAAGCCGCATGTTGTTTAGGGTACTATTTTAATCGCACACAAATTGATAGACTGATCGCAGATAATTGGAAAAAGATAACGGGAGAAGACTATGGAAAGGTCTGAAACATTAGACACGGCTAAGGAATATGTCACCAAAGACCGCGCCGCAACGCATGGCGATATGGAGTCAAACCTGACAACCATAGCAAATCTCTGGTCAATTTATCTGGACACGCTAATCAAGCCGCATGACGTAGGGGCTATGATGGCTATGCTTAAAATTGCTCGCATAAAATCCAACCCTCAAAATACAGATAATTGGATTGACGGCTGTGGCTACTTGGCGTGTGGCAACGAATTGTCTAATAAGGAAAGTTAATGCCAAGATTCGAAATGTATCTTTTTATGGTTGAGACTGATCAGGGCAAAGTAGAAAGCTCTGAGTCCGAAATTGTGTGTTGGGTAAAAAACAGCAACGACATGCAGGAAGTTCAGTCTGTGGCTAATGAGATCATCAACGACAGGATCGAAGAGGCAGATAATACGGTCATGTTTGGGAGCGCAAGCATTATGGTTCACGGCGAAGAAGTTCTCAATTTGGGCTTCAGAAATAATGAGCTTGACCCAAACCAGATAAATAAAGTTATAGATTTATTTTCAATCGAAGAAGAGGAGACAATACATTGAATGACGTAACAACAGCGCCAAAGCCCATGAAGGAGTTGGCACATATACTCGGTAAGTTCGGGTGGGATAAAAGGTTTTGTGACCTCACCGAACAACAAGTCCAAACATTGATATTTGGAATACAAGAATCACAAAAACTAGCAGCGGAGATTGAAATTGGAACCCTCGAAGACACTTACTTTAAGTCAACAGGCACTTGGCCCTCTACTTCAATCCCATTCTAGGGTGGATCATGTAGCAGAAAGCATCAAGGAAGCCGTGGACAAGGCTATCGTTTCTAACGAAACAAAGAGGGAGCGCAGAAAATACATTGGTGCGTCCAGTATTGGCGATGAATGCTCGCGCAAAATACAATACAGATACCTCAACTACCCAATAGACCCTGACAAAGCGTTTAGCGCCAAGACACTGCGCATCTTTCAGTTCGGGCATGAGATTGAGGATTACGCCGCAAAGTGGCTGAAAGACGCTGGTTTCGATCTAAGAACGGAAGATAAGGATGGAGGCCAGTTCGGGTTCTCAATCGCAGATGGTGAGATACGCGGTCACATAGATGGCGTGATCTGTGGTGGTGATGTCGATATGGGCTACCCCGCACTGTGGGAATGCAAGTCAGCTAATGACAGCAAGTTTAAAGGCTTTGTGCGTCACGGTGTAGAAAAGGCGAACAAAACATACGCAACTCAGTTAGCGTTGTACCAGACATATATGGAGCTAACCGAAAACCCTGCGTTGTTTACAGTGGTAAATAAAAACACCTCAGAAGTGTATTATGAGCTAGTGCCGTACAATAAGGCTTTGGCTCAAGAAGCAAGCGACAGGGCGGTGAATATCTTGACGGCATCAAAAGCTGGTGACATTCTACCTCGTATCGCTCAAAGTAAAGATTTCTTCCTGTGCAAGTTCTGCGAATTTCGTGAAACTTGCTGGAATGGGTAAAAAATATGGGACGCGCTTGGTCGGCGGCATCCCATATTTAGTAGTAAAGTTGTGGATAGGGACAAGATAATGAATGTTTTAAATTTTGGCAAGACGCCCAGAGAGGTAACAGAGAGAATTTCAAGAGAAGTTCCCCGTAGTGTCCAATTGAGCGCACTAATCGAAACGTTTCCTCAAGGGGTACAGCGTGGCAAAGAGTTTTTCATCGGATCATTGCAAGGCGAAGCAGGGCAATCACTGCGCATAAACATTGATACTAGCAGTCCTTGGTTCCTGACAGGCAAAGATTTCGAATCAGGTGATGGCATCGGGGGCATTTGTAAGGTATTTAAAGAAGCACGCGGGTATTCCCTATCTGAATGCGTGGATTACTTCAAAGATTACATCTCAGCAGACTACGTTGCTCCGCCAGAAAACATTGTTAAGCCGAACAATCCAGTTAACTTTTCCGTATTGGCGACTCCTCCGCCCCCAGCAGTGCAGCCAGAACCCGAACAAAAGCGTACAATCAGTCCCAGTACACCGTTCGAAGACGAATATTCATACACTGATGCTGATGGCGTGGTTCTCGTAACAGTTAGAAAATACTTTGACCGGGATGCAACTGGAGAAATTGTTCGGGATAGTGCTGGCAAACCAAAGAAACAATTCCGTCAGTTCATGGATGGTCGCCAAGGTATTCCTGAACCCAGACCATTATACAATATCCCGAACGTTTTAAGTGCGAACACAGTTATCTGGGTCGAAGGCGAAAAGTGCGCGGATGCTCTAACACAGCTAGGATATACAGCGACTTGTACCATCGGTGGTGCAGGTATGCTGTCTGAAAACACAGCCAGTAAGTTTGACTTCACGCAACTGCGCAACAAAGATTTGGTCTTATGGCCTGATAACGATGAGGCAGGCAAGAAATTAGCTCGGATTGTAGAGGCACAAGCCAAAGAAGCGGGTGCGAAAAGTACACTAACTCTGCAAATTCCTGCGACAAAAGAAGAAAAGTGGGACGCCGCAGACGCTATTGATGAGGGCTTTGACATTGATAAGTTCATCAAGTCACAGAAGAGCAAAGTCAAAAAGCCAATCTCCCTGCTAGACGAAAGCCTGTTGGTCGATAAATACTTTGTAGGCTCGCCACCTGAGCAACACTTCTTAGTAGGTGATACCATTCCGCTCGGAGTTCCCGCAGTGTTTGCCGCCGCAGGAGACAGCGGTAAAGGCATGATGACACTCGATTTGGCAATGAAAGTCGCATCGGGCGCATCTATGCAAAGCGCATTCGGTGGCCTCGTCGCAGAGCATGGTGATGTTATTCTAATCACAGCGGAAGACGATAAAGACGAAATGCACAGACGTATCTCGCGTCTTGATCCACAGAAATACCGCGAGCATTACGATCACCAACTGCGCATCTTGCCATTGCCTAACCTCGGCGGCGTGTTCCCAATCATGCAGAAGTTCGACAGTAGCTACCTGATGGGCGCAGAGTTCGAGCGCATCTATGAGCAAATGCTTGAGCTATCGAACCTAAAGCTAATTATCATTGACCCTATGGCATCGTTTGTTCACGCAGATGTAAACGCTGATCCCGCGGCAGGAGCCGCATTCATGGGTCTGTTGGCGCAAATGGCAACCGAAACAGGCGCAACAGTCATGGTCAATCACCACATGGCGAAGATCAAAGACAACGATCCAGTTAAAACACCTGAGCAAGCTCGTAACCTCATTCGGGGTACATCCGCTATTGTTGATGGCGTGCGTTGTGCCTTCTCTGTTTGGTCTGTTGACGAAACAACAGGCAAGCAGCGGTGTAAAGATTTGGGCATAGAGTACACAA